CAACTGCATTTTCTTTTTCATCATTCATAAACCTAGCACCTCTTGGCGTAATCGTTTAACTGCTACCTCGCAATACTGTTCTTCTCGCTCAATGCCTATAGCCTTACGGCTCATATCTTTTGCCGCCCTAAGCGTAGTCCCTGAGCCAGCAAACGGATCTAGTATAGTTTCTACTCTTTTCTTTAGCTTAGTATCGGCCTGGTCTATGCACCATTTCATAACGTCTAATGGCTTTTGAGTGGGATGCCATCTTTGCTCTGGACGCTGTTTAATCATTCCATTCCAAAGGTAATCAATACGTCTTACAGCACCAGGCAGATTTGTCCAAGCTAATTCACAATCGGCAAAATCCCCTGTAATGTGTTTGTCCCAAACTAACCAACAAGCTGAAGGCGGCATAGAATAGTAATTACCCCCAAAGATTATTGCTGGCTGAGTAATAAGCTGGTTGATTAAATCTTGGTCTACTGGCTTGTTATCCCAATCAGAAACCCCATAATCTTTTGCTACAGCTAACTTGCCTCGACTTTTGTTAGCCCCAGCAGCTTCCCCTATCCCATAAGGCGGGTCAGTAAGCACTAAATCCACAGGCTCTAATAACGGCAACACCTCCCTACAATCGGCATGGTAAAGGGTAACATAATCATCCTGGTAATAGGGGGTAGGTAATCTAGGATTTTTTAAAATTGGGTCAGCCTCTATAACTTCACCCTGTTTTAAATCGTTTTCATCCATAAATTTTATCCCCTAACTATTACCAACTATACAAGAAATTGAAATAGTTCAAAACACCCCATTGACCTTTGTTTTGACTTAACCCCCTAATACCCCCACCCCCCAGTCGAATGGAGAGATCTATTCTATCCAGTACGCACCGGCGTAAAGTCCCCCTCGCCCCCTAAGGGGTATCACACTAACACAACACAACCGTAATACTAGCTCTTAAACTAGCACAATGTTTGAGCATACATAGCGGAATTTTTTGTGTGGGACTAGGCTTTGCAACACAGTGTTTGCGCCTAAAGTAGCGATTTTTTTGTGGGAGGTTAGGTATAGACTTAACCGGTACCCTACTCGTTTTCAAATTTGCTACGTTTTTGGAATTTATAGCCTAGGATTCCCAGCTATACCCTTGATTTTACTACCTAAAACCCTAAATCTATACCTAAATATAGAATTGACCGATAAGTATTGTTATGTGTCATTAATAAATAACTATGCGATATCATTCAACAATTGCATGAACTCATCAGGTGTCATGCCGCTTATCGCGTGGAGTGCTACCACTTCGCAGGGATGGTACATACGTTTAGTACGTTCTCTATACCTTAACTGCGCTTCAGTAATACCTATCGCCTTACCCATTTGGTCACGTGATAACCCTAGGTGTCTGCGCACTGCCTGGTATAAGTTACCCTTAGACTGAGGCAAGGTATGGTAATGTCCTACCCTTATCCTGGCATTAGGTCTCTTGTGCAATCGGTTATACCTTGTTTGGTCGACAGTAGGCCACACACCTAAAGAGTACCTGGTTGTGCTGCTTAGTTGCAATACCTTTGGTTTGTTGTGAGCGTGACGCCTGCCTCCTTGCCTCTAGGTTACGTTCTGTTATTCACCCTACTCTTACCTTAGCCCTATCGTTTATGTCGCAACGTAGGCCAAGCTAGGGCTGTTTAATTAGCTACTCTGGCACATCGCTGTAGTCTATAGGCTCAGTCTTAGCTTTAGCTAGTAAAGTTTTCTTAAATTCTTGGTACTCAGCTCGTTCTTGTTTCTTGCGAGCGTCCTCTTTAGCTTTGTCTGCACTACTAGGCTTTGGCTTTGTTTCTACTAAATCTAAATTTTTATAAAACTCTAACGCGTTATTTGGATTATTAGATTTTGATCTAAGTTTAGATCTAGATCTAGATAGGTGTCCACTTTGGCCACTTGCTGTGACAAAATGGCCACTTGGAGTGACAATCTGGCCACTTCTAGTGTCCATTATGGCCACTTCGCCAGTGTTGTTAGCGCTTGAAGTGTCCACTTTGGCCACTTGGGTTTCTAGCTGTGTTTTTACACGCTGGAGGAAGTTGTCAGTTACCTTTAGCACTCTTGCCCTACCTTTTCCGCTGTGACTACCTGAAATGACGTTATCAGCTATGGAGCGGTCGATAACTCGCCTCATAGTCCGCAATGGAAGCCTTAAGTCTGCTGCCATGGTTTCTATAGCTGCGAAACATTCCTGGCCTCCGTCGTTCCACCTGTGGATGTAATTTACTAGGGCTGCTTGATGATAGCTCAGGCCAATATCAAGATACACCTCAAATACTTGGCGAAAAAATCCTGGTTGTGTTAAGTTCATTGTGTTTCCTGTATCTCTTGGCCGGTGTGACACCACCGGCTTTTTTATTGCTTAAAATTGGCGCGCGATTAATTTCTTAAATCGTGTGCGGTGTGGATTGCTAACTATCGCATTACCAGCAACGCAAACGGCTCCGACGCTGGCAAGGTAATCAACTAACTTGTTAAAATCCTTTACTGGTAAATTTAACAAAGCAGCGGCTTTTTCCTTTGGATACTTAAAGCAATAGCCGTTCATTTCCTCTTCCATAATCTCTTCCAGCAATTTAGCGGCGAGCTCCCCATATTTCTTTCTATCGTGCTTTTTAAATCGCTCCCATTCAAAATAAACCATTTTACCTCCCCAATGTTTTTAACCAGGCCTCAACTTCTGCGACCTGAAATCGTCTTACTTTGCCAATCCGAAGCACCGGCATACCTTTTTTAACTAGCATCTCAAACGTGCTCTTAGGCAGCGCTAGATGTCGCATTATTTCCTTGGTTGTAAGCCAACCTGCTGTTTTCTCTCTAATGTCTTGCATGTATCACCCTATGTCATGGCGGTTTGTCTGATACTAACGCAGGGCAATCGTCCTGACAATTAAACTTTTTTTACAAGTATATTAAAAAGTCTGTAGACACGACTCTGTAAACCATGCCAATATCTGGAAACAGGGCAATGTTGCCCCGCAGCAGCAAGGAATGTATGAGCATTAAAAACCAAGCAATAACTCTTATCCTGGCTAAGATAGCTAAGGGTATGAAGGCTCAGGATGCGATTAACAGCGTCCTGGGCCAAGGTGTAGCAGATAAATTAAACCAATTAAGGAGACACAAGATGAAGAAGTTAATTCTAGCTCTAGCGTTAATACCAAGCATAGCCGCCGCAGAGTGTGACAGTGAGTGCCAGCTCTTTGCTGAGCTGTACAACCTACCAGTGCCGACAAGCTCTGCGCCGTCTTACGGCTTGCCAGTGCAACCGGCTTTACCTGTACCACAGGATAAAGGGCCATGGGGTACCGGCTACTCTATTGTCACTAGCACCAGGCCGCAGCGTAACCTGTACGACAGAGACGTGACAGGCTCAGAGACAGTACAGCGGATTGTGCCTAACGACGCTCTAGGGCAGCCGATGCGAGGACTAGACTTAACAACAGGATGGTAACATGGGAAGGATTATTAGAGGTCTAATCGGTTTAGTAATGAGTTTGTTTGTATAAGAGGAAATTATGAGTAAAGAACTAACGGTAACAAATAATTTAGAGATGCTTAACACGTTGCGAAATACCGTGGCACCAGGGCTAACTGACCCAGAGTTTTTGTTGTTTGCTGAGATGTGCAGGGCAACCGGCCTTAATCCGGCCACAAAAGAGATTTGGGCTATCAAGGTAAATGGACGCTTGCAGCTAATGACGGGCATTAATGGCTTCTTAAAGATAGCTAATAGCCACCCTCAGTTTGATGGGATGGAAGTCACGTTTGAGTGGGAGGACAAGCATCTTATGAGTGCTACAGCTAAAGTGTACCGCAAGGATAGGCGATTCCCTAGCATAGCTACGGCGTATATGAGCGAGTACGGCAAGAAAACTGCTATATGGGCTCAGATGCCGTCGGTGATGCTTTCCAAGTGCGCGAAGGGGTTGGCGATACGAGAGGCATTTATAAACGAGCTGGGCGGCCTCTATACCCAGGAAGAGATGCCGTCAGAGTTTGCTCCGCCGAAGGCATACGAGCCGCCACCAATAGATCACACGATCCATGGTGACGTTTATGAGCCTAGACCGGCAGGAACGCCTAAGCCTAAAGCGGTAAAAACCTTTTACGATACTAGCTCACTAGATGGTGATCAGCGTTTAGCGGCTGAGAAGTATCTTAAAACATGCCAGGCGGTGCAGATAACTGAAACAATCTGGAGAGCGCCTATCCGGCTAAACAGGTTAACCCAGTGCATAACGGAGGATGTCAAAGATGTCAGTGAAGACGAAAAGATTGTTATTGAGCAGCAAGGTTAGGAGGTGTCTGTATTATGGCAAGAAAGAGGAAAGTAAGAGCAAAGGTGTCATCATTCGGGAAACCTTACGATGCTTGCAGAGAGGGATTCCGGCGGTGGACGACCTATGTCGAACCGGAGAGCCTGGAGCAAGTGAAGGGACTCTCTCAGATACTAAACAAAACAACCTACGAGGTGGTAAATGAAGCGATCAAAGAGTATGTCCGTAAGCACCTCAGACGTTAAAAAGATAATCAATCGGCTGATAGATTCGTTTAAGAGTGATGAGCCTTTAAGCGTGTTCGAGCTTGGGCAGATTGATGGGCTTAGGTGGGTTATTGATTGTTTAGAACAAATAGAAACCCCCGAAGAGAATTAACTCAACGGGGGCCTTTTGGAAATATATGAGGAGTTCAGAGTATCAGAAAAAACGTAATTTTGTAAAGTTCAATACAGTATTAACAAATGTAGTAGTTAAATTAAGGAAACAAATGAATAAACCAGTGCAATCTTTTCGAGACAAGGGCGTAGATGTAGCGGTCTGGGAGACTAGGAATGGTGGTGTCAGCATCACTATCCGTAAGTCTTACAAGGATAAGGCTACAGGCGAGTATAAGGAGAGTAAATATCTGTTTAAGGAGGATGCGGAGCGGCTAATAGAGCTACTCAAGCAAGCAGTGATTTATGCGTCAAATAGGTCGGCGCATAATGACGAGCATTTAGTTAGTGGCGGCTTTTCTAATCAGAAGGCGGCGCCAGCTAAGCACGAAGAAATAGATATGGATGATATTCCATTTTAAAGAAGGAGAAAAATTATGAACGAGATAACAATTAACGGCGAAACATATAGAAAAGTCCAAGAGGTGTCGATATATGCGCTAATCCGAACTTATTCGGCTGGCGTACACTTTGGAGTAATCGTAAATCGTGAGGGCAAGGAGGTGCATCTTAGAGACGCTCGTCGCATCTGGTATTGGGAAGGCGCAGCATCTTTGTCTCAAATGGCGGTCGATGGAGTTAGCAAGCCTGAGGAGTGTAAATTTAGCGTTACCGTCCCAGGGATTGTATTGACTGAAGCAATAGAGATAATTCCTTGTACCGAAAAGGCTACTAAGCGCATTTTGGAGGTTCCAGAATGGAAAGCATAAGTAATCTTTACGGCGATGGCAGAGGCGACGGTGACGGCAGCGGTGATGGCGATGGCAGCGGCTACGGCGGCGGTAGTGGCGATGGGGTAGGCAGCGGAGGCGGTACAGGGGCATGATTAGTTTACCTTACTCGTTTACGGATTTATATCTTGCTATCAAAACAGCGGAGCTTAGGCAGTTTGAGGCTCAGGCTATGGGCTGTAAAGATAGGATGCCTCTAGCTTCTATATTTGATGCATTAGAGATTCACACTATTGGAGCTTTAGCAGAATTAAAGGTGGCGCATTGGCTAAAGTCTAATCAGGCTATGACTCATGCGACATTTAAAGATGATGCAGATATTGGCAAAGATGTTGAAGTTAGGGCTATTCGTAAGCGAGAAGGTAGATTAGTATACAGAGACAACGATGCGCCTGACAGGCGTTACATCCTAACTTATGTCAGCCGCAGTAATGTTGAATTGCTTGGTTGGTTGGAAGGATATAACGCACTAGAGATGGGCATTAGAGACAATCCTAGAGACGGCAAACCGGCTTGGTTTGTCACTCAGGATAGGCTCTGGGATATGGAATCATTTGAAAAGGAAATATATGACTAAGACAATTACACTTAAAGACATTTTAACAACACAACCATATAACTTTAACCCAAAAGAGCACTTACCAGAGGACTGGAAAGGTAGCATCTTTGATTGGTTGCATGACTCACGATTTACCATAGAGCAGCGCATTGTAGCGGCTACACAGTTTCCGATTGTTACTCCAGCGGTGGGTAATCTCTTTGCGCTATGGTGTATCGATTCAGTTAAAGAATACCTAACACCTAAGCAAGTTGAGTTTCGAAACTCATTAGAAAACTTTATCACCGGCAGTATTAGTTCTGACGAGTTGGACAAGATGTGGAATGAGGCGTGGGATTATAACTCGTATGATGAGGAGGAGAACTATGGGCTTATGCTATGCGTAATACAATCTTTTAGGGGCGCTCTATGTCAGCAAGATCCAGGCATGTGCGCTTTCTGCGATATTAGAGACGCTCACAAGTACGTTGGTACTTTCCAGAAGTTTGAGACTCAAGCGTTAGAAAAGCTAATAGAGCTTTTTAGGGAGGTTGGAGATGAGTAGGACGCCGGAAGAGTTTTGGACGTTAGTAATCTTTGGACTGATGTGTGGATTTGCTGGAATGGTATTGGCGAGGAAATGATGAAGACACCTGAAGAGATGGCGGATATAGCAGAGGAGTGGGCGACTAATTGGGAAAGAGATCTCGACGATTCGGACACGATACTAAAACAGACGCACAAAGCAGCAGCGCCGCAGTGGATTAGCGTAGATGAGAGGCTGCCGGAGCTTAGGCAAGAGGTTCTTGTTATAAGAGATGGATGGTATGCGTTAGCTTGCAGAAGAAAAGTAGAGCGGAAACCATTACCACCCCCGCAATTTAACAACATTGAAATATGGGAGTGGGATTATGGAGTAGAAGAAACATTTGTGCCGGATGGGTCGGTTACTCACTGGATGCCGCTACCTGAGCCGCCGAAGGAGGAGAAATGAATAACGAGCGTTTAGTATTTAGGCAAGTAGCCTTAAAATTATTGGAAATACGATCTAAAAACGACTATGACGCTATTACAACAGAAGATTGGATTGACGAATGGTTAAAAGAAACAAAGCTTTTTGCTTATAAGTTGTATGATGCAGAATTAGATTTTGCGACATTAGAAGATTTAGAAGAGGATTAACACAAATGAAGACACCTGAGGAGATGGCGCAACAATACGTCAGTACGATTGCAGATACACACTCAGTTAAAGCTGCTTGTGAAAAGGCGTTTATAGCTGGTTATCAAGCTGCACAAGAACACGCACACGCAGCATTAGAGGAGGCAGAGGCTAGGATACAAGAATTGCGGGATCAGCTAATGGAGGAGTCTGGCGGTAGGCTAAAGCTATTTAAAGATGATGCTGATGCAAAAGCAGCGTATCAAGAAGCATTGGAGGAGGCTAAATTGGAGAAGGCTAAATGGATAACTGAAAAGCAAAAGAAAGAGCTCTGCGGAATATTCAAACACGAAGACGAGATATGGCCTGATGGATACGTTCAACTCTGGATTCCAAACGACATCAATCGCTACGCTATTGTACTAGGTCGCAAAGGCCAAGATAGAGATGGAAAGTCCGTCCTAGTCGCAGGATTCCGCAATCCGTTTGGACCTGACCAAGAGCCTCTAATGCTTCCAGGAGATGAGTATAAGTATTGGTGCGAAACTCCAAGGCTCACTGAAGAGATGGAGAAAAAACGAAAAGAAGTTCTTGCTGAGCAGGACAAGGGCAATCCAATGTATCCATATCAGCAGGAGGATAAATGAGTAACGAAGAGAAAAAAGAATAATGATAAACCGCTTTATGGACTGGTTTTGCGAAGAAGGAATCCTTATAGTGGTGGGAGCGTCGATGCTTTTTATTGTTGGTTTTGCATCATGGCGCTCAACAAGATATCAGTGCGTTAAATACGAGACAAAAGTTAAAGATACATATCCTACCTATATGAAGATTGGATATATGATGGTGCCAGTGGGCGGAGGCCGCAAAGAAGTAACTAATTGTGTTGAATGGAAACAAAGATAATAACTTTACCTAAATAATGGAGGGAATATGAAGGTAAAATTAGCAGAGGCGTTGCTCCGCCGTAAGGAGCTACAAGGAAAAGTCGATATGCTTAAGCACATACAGGACAAGAACCTGTTTGAGGTAAAAGCACAGAGACGACAAGTGACTGAGAGCTTGGACGATATTATCGCTCAGGTTCCTAAGCTAACAGCTTCGCAGGTTACTTCTGAGTACGACTGGCACTCTCGCCAACTTCGGTTGGTAGATTCTGCAATCCAGCAAGCAAATTGGACTTGCGAGATTGAAGTCGATCAGACTGTAATGAGCGACTATAAGGCGTAATAAATAAGTTGGTGAGTTAGTGCAAGGATGGAGGTGTGCTGAGGAAAGCGTTCTCCTGCGCTTAATCAGGTAGGTGTTGCGCAACATCGTAGACGTTCGCCATTAGGAAATGGCAATACAGCAAAAATAGCTCAGCTGGTTAGAGCGAGAGATTGATAATCTTTAGGTCATTGGTTCGAGTCCAATATTTTGCCCCCGTAATGTGGATATGGGAAAACTGAAAGGAATTCCGACTATCTGAACAACGAACTGCGAAGAAGCGTATATCCGAATTGATGAACATGAGAACTGGTACTGAGTTAATTCCGAATAACCAACCTCAGGATTCCTACCTTGCATTAACTCACCAACTACGGAAGAGTGGATGAGCGGTTTAAATCACCTCACTGCTAACGAGGAGTGTTTCGGCACCGCAGGTTCGAATCCTGCCTCTTCCGCCAACAGGTTTCGGGCTGTAAGTGGAGATTTAACAACCTCCTCCAAAGAGACATCCTCTCTGCTTACGGCCCACTTTTTTAAGGTAAGCAATGGATACTGTAGACCTAGAAAAGTTAATAGCGCAGATGTTTCCTTTGTCCATGTTCGGGCATGGGGAGCACCTAGAAACAGCTATTAAGGCTTACGCACAGGGCTTTAAAGATGCCTACGCTAAGAACGCAGATAATGTTACAATCAATGTCGTGAGAGGCCAGACGGCTAGAGAGTTGTTACTAAATAAAATTCTGCAAGGAGATAATCGTGCCACTAACAAAGAAGGGACTACGGATTCGTCAAGCGATGGAGAAGTATTACGGGAAGGAGAAAGGTGAGGACGTGTTCTACGCAAGCGAGAACAAAGGCACCATTAAAGGCGTGAAGAAGAAAAAGAAGAAGTCCAGTGGTAAATAGTAGAGCCAAGGGCGCATCAGGCGAGCGAGAGCTGGCAAACAAACTAAAAGAGCATGGCTTTACTGCCAGGAGAACTCAACAGTTCTGCGGCAAGGCTGGCGACTCTGATGTAGTATGCGAAGAGCTTGATAGCTATCATATAGAGGTTAAGCGAGTACAGAACCTTAACGTGGATAAGGCTATAGACCAAGCAACAAGAGATTGCGGTGACAAAACTCCAATAGTATGCCATCGTAAGAATAACCGGCCTTGGCTGGTAACTATGTATATCGAGGACTTTTTAGCCTTGGTTCAATGCAAGACGAGACCCCCATTAAGCTAAGTGAACTAACAATGGAAGAGTCCAAAGGGCATATTTGCCCTGAATACATCTTATGGCTTGCAGTTATTGATAGGGCTATCTCTGACCTATGCTCCCCAGCTCAAGAGCTAACGCCGCTTTATGCAGCAGATTTACATGGCTTCTTTTGGGAGAATATCCCAAGGCAGTATAACCTAGTCTATATTTGCTCAATGCTGTTAGATAGGGAAGACGCCGTCGAAAAGATACGGCATAGAATTAAAACGATAGGACGGACTAAAAAGCCACAGTCCTACCGCTCCAGCAGAACCTAGCGCTTCTTCTTCTTCTCAATGATTGACCAAGCTTGAGACGCTCCGTAAAGGATAGCTCCGCCAAGTACAGGCTCAGCAGCAGTAGCTAGGTTAGCAGCATCATGTTCAGCTACACCAACGGTTACTAATGCGCCAGCGGCTAGGGTAAGCAAGTGGCGAATGATGGATGCAAAAACGAACGGCATAAGGCACCTTCAAATATAGATTTATTGTAACTACAGTTTCGACTTCTAGGATCTACAAACTTCCCCCGAATACAATTCATCCAGGGCTCCCAATAAAAGGATAAATCACAATGCTTATACTTGGCTACCCATTTCTTTAGGTCGATAGTAGCTCCATCAATACCGTCTAGGTCAATTATACAAGGGGCAGATAAAGCAGGATTAACTCCGTGTTGCTCACAGGTATATCCAGGGAGGCAGCGTTGCCGATATGGATTGTCCACCACGTTACACACAGGCACAGCAGTAGATAAAATATCGGTAAGTATTCTTCGACTATTCGCATTTAAGTCACACTCCAGGCATGGGCTAACATAGCAGGTTAAATTACTAACTCCTGCTATACGCCGGTTAAAGTTATCCACAGCTTGTTTAAATCTTGTGCGTAACCTACTTCTAGGATTCTTTACAGCTCTATTAGCTGACGCCGCTGTATAGCCCCACAGCGCCTCATAGCGCCCGCAGCGCTTGTTTCTCATGCATGGGCTTTGTATTAGGTGGGCCCGTATAACTTTAGGTCTAGGGTCGTTTAACAGGCGGCTAAGGCACTTGCACTCATTACCAAAGGTATTCTCAAGGTAGCTAATAACTAGCTTATCCTGCCCGCTATAGAGCCTATTTACCCCATCACAGTTAAAGTCCTTGTGACATATCCCTAGCAAACTAGGTGCAGCATGAGCAGATGCCAAGGAAAGCAATAATGCACAAATAGCACTAACCCATTTCATCGGTCTAGGGCCTTGTCCAGCTTAGAATCAATCTTATCCAACCGACCTTTAATGTAAGCTAACTCCGTTTGAATAACTTGAACTTCAGCCGACACCACGTAACGGTGCGTCTCCAGCTCGTGCAGACTATTCTTAACCGCTCGATAGTCCATGCTAATAAGAGAAACAAATACACCTATTACTGCCTTTATAAGTATATCAAACCAGTATTTAACTTCCGTAAAGTCGCCAGTCATTAGTGCACCCTGCCTCCACCGTAAGCATCAATCACGATTAACTCTGCTTCGGGAGCACCCGCCATTAGATCCATAAACCTATTAAAGGCTGACCTACTAGCTAAGATAGCCGACTCGCTTCCAATCTTACCAAACTGCATACCAAGCAAGATACAACCATGTGTATCCTTATGCGTATTGCCAGCATGAAACAGGATATGGTCCCGTTCTGGTACGTCCATCACTTGCCACGTTCTGCCAAACTTAGGGCTTTGTCTTGGCTTAATCTTATACCGGCCTACAGGTATGCAGCTAATCTTGCGTTCATTATCTCGCCAAGCATCTTCCAACGTAACAAACTCAGGCATGTCATTAATGCATAACACACCCATAGTTGCGCCGTTGTACTCTGATACTCTGACAAGTCTTAGTTTCATGGTAGTACAGTAGTAGCTGATAACTGATTCTCTAGCGCTGTTACCTTGGCGTTTAGCTCTTGAATAGCTTTTATAAGTAACGCTGTCATATTGCCATAACTAATAGCGTCAGGGCTTTCATCTGGCGCATATTGAACAAACTCAGACAATCCTATGGCATGAAGTTGCTCTGCTATCAATCCGGCAAAAACGTGGTCGCCATTATTTGTCGCTTTATAATACTTTGGCTGAATCTGAAGAACTTCTGCTAGACCTTTGTCGTAATCAACAACATCCGTTTTGTATTTTAAAGATGAAGTAGAGCGAAATAATTCCCCGTTGGAATTGACATACATATTAGCGCCAATACCTGTTGTAAGATTATAAGGAGAACTTGCTTTGGCTCCGGTACTAATCAATCCATCATCACGAACAAGAAAAGCGGTATTGCCAGCGCTATCGACGCACAAAAAGCTATTCGTAGAAGAAGTTGTTCCCGCTCCTTGAGTCGTCAGTTGATAATTTAAAATAGGATTACGTCCTATTGCAATTTCGCCGGTATTAGCAATAACCATACGTTCAAGGTTATTTGTCCAAAGTCGTAACGGCCCATTGGCACGATTGGCAACAAAAGTTTGCAATCCATCAGTTGTCTGCAAAATTATAAATTCATTAGCGGCACTGTTTCCATTCCCACGCAAGGATAGTGCCGCTCCAGCACCGCCAGCGGCTACTGCTGTTAAAAGCTCTGTCGGGGTAGTAGTTCCAATCGCTACCTTAGCAGCATTAATAACGTTCTGCCCACCGGCATTAAATGGTCCAGTCATTGAGTTAGAACCATCTTTGTTAATGCACTGATTAATACCAGTAGCAAAGTCATTGTCTTGGGTATCATGCCGACCAGCTTCTATACCTATACCAGACGAAGCATCACCAGCCCAGCCGCCTGTACCTGCATTGCCCTTTGTGTAAGACCCTCCGCTCCAGCCCATATTATGCCTCTACTAAATTATTTAACTTTTCTAAATTATTTAAAACTTTTGTAACATACAAATATGTTTCTTCAGGAACTCCATAGCGACTATTTTTAGGCGCTCCTGCACGTTCTTTAATTTTAGAGTTTTGTTTGTATTTTACACCAAGTCGTTTAACTATTGTTTCCCAATCGTTGCTTTTAGCATCCGATATAGCAGACCTAATACTACCTGGTCCCCAGTTGTATGCCGCTAATCCTAGCTTAACATCATCAAACGCATTGATTTGTTGTTGAAGATACTTACTACCACCTTCTACGTTTTGTTGTGGATCGGACGGGTCTACTCCTAACATTTTAGCCGTAGCTGGCATAAGCTGCATTAGCCCACTAGCGCCCTTAGAACTTACAGCGTAAGGATTACCAGCCGATTCTACTTGCATTACAGCTTTAACAAGATTAACCGGAGCAAACCCTTCACCTGTTGGAATGCTTATATTTTGCTTGCCTACCTTTATTTCTTGCTTTTCTGAAGGGATAGGTTTTACCGGTTGTACTGGCTCTTCTTGTCCTAATGCTTTTAGGATTTCTTCATCTGTATAATTAGAGTCGGCTAATTCAGAAGTCAAAGACGCAGTTCCGATTGCGCCCATGCCAAGCTGCTTGCTTCGCTTTGCTTTGAGCTGCTCTTGCATAATATCTAAGCCCGCCGCTGTTTCTCGTCCTGCGGCTGCTCCTGCAACTCCACCAGCTTTCTCTCCAGCTTGCCTCGCGCCACGCAATGCAGAAGTTAGTTGGCTAATACGTCCAAGCGTTTCTAATCCTTGCTCAGGCTCTCTAAATAATAGCTGTGCATAGTTTTTGTAAAATTCATCATCTTGGCGCCCACCAAGCATTTTAGACAACAACTTACCAGCAGCTCCTACAGGGTCTTTTCCAGCTTGTATTGCGCTTCTAATAGCTCCAAAGCTTTCCCCTAATGCTTCTTCTGCTTGTCTTAATGGAGTAGTAGGCGATCCCGCAAAATACTCTCTTTGCCCTTTTAAAATGTTTTGCTCTATTGTCAGAGGCTCAATAACAGAGTCATATTTATCACCAAGAGCTGCACGTAGTTTATTACGTAGATCTGGCGAGCCAATAATTTTATTTATTGGATTTCTTTCATCCTGTGCTTTTTCTACCGATCTTTGTAAATACGCGCGAACTCCCGACTCCCACTCGTCAAGTTTGCCAGCAGCAACAAAGTCATCCCTAAGGCTCGAAATAACATCAGCATCAAGAGCAAACACTCTGCCGATAGTCTCTGGTCTATCAGGGCTTACATTAGCCAAAAAGCCTATTTTACTTTGCTCTTTAGCCGTTAAGCCTTTAGACATTTGCGCAAAGGTATTAGTAGCTTGTGCGTAATCAGGCGATTCTTCTTTAATTGCTTTCATTAAAGCATTACGAGCGTCAGTAACTTTGCCAGCAGTAAACTTATTATCTAACGATCTGGCCTTTCCACTTAAATACTGTTGCGCCTGATGCAGTACTTCTAAACTTGTATCTGATTTCTCCGCAAGCTCAGGGAGTTCTTTTCTTACGGCCTTAATAGCTTGTTGGATGCGAGGATTTGTCTGTACTAACTTAACGGCACTTTCTGTTGTTAATTCTGGAGTGCGTTCAAATGCGGCTTCGTAAAGCCCTCTTGTAGCTTCTTTTCTAGCGACTCCCAACTCATCAAGTAAAGATTTTGCACCTTCTACAAGCTTATTAGCTCCAGCGTTTACGTTACGAACTGGCGCAACTTTATCTAGTGTTTCGGTAATGCGATTAACTGCATTTGCTGCACGTTCTTCAATAGCCGTCTTAGCTACTTCAATAGAAGCTGGATAGTTAGCAATTAATTTAGCTTGTTGATATAAAGCAGGAGAGCCTACAGCTTCGGGAATAAATACAGGTTTGCCAAGCTCTCCAGCTCTTTGTAACGCTACTTCTGCGTTTGGTATAGTTTCTGGAGCTGTTTGCGATAATATTTTAGCAAGCTGAATTTCTTCAGGTGTATATTTTGCGCCACCTAATGTAATAGCGCCACGTTCGCTTCCTGCTGTTGTGCCAGCACGAGCCAATACGCCGCCTAATGTTTCGGTAGCATATTGAGCAGCCTTGCCAATTACAGGGCCAGCAACGGCACCAGTACCGCCGCCCATAAGCCCACCAGCTAACCGGTCTCCTGGTTGAGCAGACGCCGCCCCATAAATACCGCCTTGAGCAGCGCCAATAGCCGCAAGTTCTGCTACAGTTGGGGCCGCTTTTCCAGTTGCTCCTAATAACAATCTTGAAGCAAGTCCAGGAGCTGCCATTGTAGCCGCTGGAATAGTTCCTGCTATACCACCAACAAGTTCAGATGCTAATGCAGTCCCAGGATAAGCAGAACGCATTGCCTCTCGTTCTGCTTGTTGTGCAGCGAGCTGCTCTGAATATGAAGGGCCACCAGTAAGAGCACTCAATCCCGCCAGAGCTTCGTCGGCTAGCCCTAAAGTTAATCCTTGCCCGCCAAAAGATAGCGCCGTCCCTAGTCGTCCGTATAAATCAACATCACTTTGAGCTTTTTGCACCGCTTGACGAGCAGCAGCAAACTCTGCGGCTTTATCCGCAGGAATAGTTGGCGTCGAAGCGGTCGGCGCACTTATTCCTAATGCTTGCAATACTTCTGCGTCTGAGTAGGCGTTCTCGTCCATTACTTAATAAGCCCTCTTTCCTTAGCTATACGCATTGCCTCTTCTTTTGTAAGAACAGGTTTTTTGCCTGAAATGGTTGACCAAGGTTCCGCTTCGCCAATGTATGAAATAGCTTTCTTAGGGATGCCCCGCTCTTCTGCTAACCCCTCATAAAAGTCTTTAGTTGATTTATACCGGCTCGCTTGAGACTCGTAAGCACGTTGAGCAATTCGCATAATGCCTTGGCGAGTGTCTTCTTGTAGTCCACCTTCTCCAGATAACGCCCTAGCGAGCTCTCCCTTAAATCGATCGGGGATGCTCTGGCTTGCCATAATAGCGGCCTGCTCACCTTCTCTTACAGCCATGCCTGGCTCTACTAATTGAACCGCACGACGAACTAGCTCTTGAGTTGCTACGGCACTTGGATCTTGTACCGCCTTAGCTACTACCTTTGCCGCATTATCTATCAAGCTAAAGTTTTTTACCTCTGGTAATGCGTTAAATTCCTTACGAAGGCTATCTGCTTGGTCGCGTCGATCTACGCTTAATTTTGCCTGTGCTGTTAATGCTTCCCGTTCTGGCTTTGTTAAAAGACGTTGGGCTTCTGGATTAGCTAAAATACTAGCTGGATCTTTTGTTGGTGTTAATGAAGGGAAAGTAGCAGCTTGTGGTTCTATTGTTGGCGTAGTATCGGGCGTTCCTAAAAGTGCCGCTCTTTGCTGCTCTCGCTGTTTGTCAAACTCGCTAAGTTGAGAAAATGACATCCCTAAATCTTTGGCGCGAGCTATATCAACCTCCAAACCGGCGAGTGCTTGCTTAGTATCAAAATCTGCCTTTCGTTTTGCTTCCTGCTGCATTAATGCAGTCGATAGCGTAGAAAGCCTAGACTGATTCATAGGATCAGACACGCCGCCGATAAACTCTGTGCGAGCCTCTGGGGTAGTTTGCTTCATTAGCTGATTAGCTAAACTGTTTAGTTCTAGCGTATCTCTGGAAGCCTGTTGTCTAGCCTGATAACCTAGCAACGACTGAAGAAGAATTGAGCCTAGTCCAATACCAACGGCCTGACCTGTAGAGCCATAAGGATTGATTAACTGCGGCGTCATCTGGTTCAGCGTTTGTGCAGCTATACCATAACCAGTATCAGCACCAGTGTAATTAAGTCCTGCTAATGCTTCTTCTAGTGTTGCCATGTTACCTATTCAACCTGTTAGTTATTTGACCACCTACGCCTTGCACCACACCACCAACAACTTGAGCGCCAGTATTAGGCTGCTTGCCTGGGTATCCAGTATTTAAAGAGTTTCTTTCTAGAATCTCATACTCAGACATTTGAGGAGCACCGCCACCACCGCCACGACGAGCCATACCTGCAATACGTTCAGCACTAGCTCTATCACCTCTTCGCATAGCATCTTCAAAGTCACGTTGTAGCTGCGCCTCCCTAGCTTGATACTGAGCACCAATTCCCGCCATGTACGGCTGCTGCAACACTCCCCACTGCTCGTAAGGTCGCATAGCTAAATCACCAGCCTGTCCAAACTGTTGCTGTTGAACACCGTAAGCCGCTTGCTCTGCTGCACCCATAGCTTCTTGGCGAGCCATATCCTGTCTATCGTTTAGCGATTTAAGCTCTAGCTGATATTGCTGACTACCAGGAGCAATCCCTTTGTTAGCCATAGTAGTTTCAAAGTCCTGGCGCTGTTGAGCAAACGCCTGATTATTGCGACGCTCAAACTGACCCATTACGTTTTGCCTAGCACGCTCCATCTCTTGCTCGAACTGTGGCTGATATTGCTCACCGCCAAACCTTTGAAGCATATTTTGATATGCTTGCCCTGCTCCCATAAAGCCTTCTTCTGTAACTGATTCAGGTGTAGGAGCTGGCGGGCCTTGCACTGGCGCTGTATTGCCGCCCTTGCCCTGTGACATGTCCCTAGTTGGAGCTTTCTGCTGACCACGCATGGTATTGCCGTACTGGTCCTTATACTGACCAGCTCCGGTACGAACCCACTTGCTAGGGCCAGTAGGTGGTGGCGCTTGCTTGTTAGTAGCTTTTGGATCTTTTGTCATTGAACCATTTCTTGCCATAATTATACCTGCCCGCCTAAATCGTAACGTATTTCAAAGCCATAAATATCTAAGGTGGTATTCTTTATTGCACCACCAAACCGCACCGCCGCACAATGCCCCTGCCCCTTAACTGCGTACCTGTCAAACGTATATTCTACGTCAGCAGACCAGAGACTCCCCCAAGGGCTTCCCCAAGGTGTAAAGGTACTTGTAGGAGTTGTAACGCTTGTCACTACCGTTGACCTCTTAAAGTCAGTATCTAAGCCTAAACTAAGGGTCACGCCTTTTTTAACTTTTAGCAACGGCCTTATATCTTTAAATGCTTTGTAGTTTCCTCTGCTACCGTAAAAGCTAAACGCAGTTCGTCCAGCAAAGGTAATAGCTTGGCCTGATGAGGTGGCAGTAATGGCATCAGCCTGGCCCGTTTCGCCCTTATAAACTATGCCAGTAAGGGATGCATAAAACGGATGTTCAAATGCGTAGCAAGAAGAGTTAGCATGAGCCCCATCAAATAGTCTAAAAGTAGTCCAGCCTTTAGTGTCTAACGAGTACACTAGAAAGTAGTTCTCAGTGCTGGATTGAGGGACTGAGATATAAACCCGCCTACCTCTAGGCCATACAAAGCCAGACCAATCATGCGAAAAATTAAACGTCTCTGCGGCATTGGATATAATAGGATTAACCTTACCGCTTACCACCATTAAGGCTGATGCTGAGTCGCTTTGAAATAGTGCTGATATTGGTACTATACCGTCTTGAGTAACGATCCAAACGTCAGCATCTACTCTGATAAACGCTCTAAATCCTACCGGCTTGGCTATGTAATAATGAGCCACTAGGGACCAATCTGAAGGGCCAGTGCCGCTGTAAAAAACTAGCTCGCCCTCTGAGCTGCAAGCAAAGAACAAGTCTTGAGAGGTAGAAGCTGTCTGATTAGTGTAGCTACCAGCGAATAGCAAGTAGCCACCTTTGGTCATTACATACTTAATATCTAGAATCTCATCTAGCTTTGGAGAGCCGCCAGTTCCAGGTACATCAACTGAAGCATGTACCCAAACGGACATAGAGTTCTTTTGGACAAAGTAAAGCCTTCGCTTGTAAGCCGCTGCTGAAACTAGATTGCTTAATCCAGCGGAGCAGGTAAATGTTACGTTAGCAGCGTTGCCTGTGCCGGTATAAACTTGAGGAATATTTATGCCGTTACAAAGGTATAAGTTATTGGCAAATATCTCTGAGTTAAACCTGCTATCTGTATGCGGTGTTGGGTTAGTTACGGTCGATACTGTGCCGTCTGCTAGTATTTTATAAAGATTGCTATCAGTAGCAGCGATAAGATGCTTAGTTCCATCAGCAAGGGGAAGCTCCCGCATAAAGTTAATAGGGCTTGCAGGTATGCTAGTACCGCCAGTATTAAACTGAGTATACCCAAGTCTAACTGACGGTGCCCCCGCTCCAGGAAATACGTTTACCAACTCCAACGCAAAGGATGGATCCATATTGTCTATTGGACTTACTGCGTCCAACCCTCCGTAAGGAGGTGACATTGTGAACCCTTGAAATGCCATTAGTATTTCTTCATTAATTGTGCTGGTAGACGAGCATTAAACTGCTGCATCTGCTGATTGTATTGGTTCATAGCTTGCTGCTGTGTTCCGTACACACCAGGGCTTAAACGATACCTTCCACCCTGATTGGCTGATGCTTGTGGCATCTGCGGCATTGTCATTGGCTGGCCTAATCCGTTTTGTATTTGACCAATATATGGCTGATAAGAATTAGGGTTGTTTGGGTCAAATTGTGGAGCAGATGCGCCAAAATTAGGCATTTCTCTAAAATTATCTGGAGCTACACTACCTGGATCTACCGCAACATTTCCTGCTATTTCGCCCATTCGCGCTCCCGCTCCGTTACCATATCGATTATTAAAATCATTTAATTGCTCTGGAGTAAGTTGATTTGCCCCAATTAAAGAAGATGGCAAAGTCCCTAAAGATTGCGCTGGAGGAGCTTGTGCAGGACGCTGTATTTGTCTTCCCCCCTTAGTTACAAGTCCACCGCCAGCACTACGATATACGCCAGGAGATAGCCTTTCTGTAGGTTTATTTTTAGGGTCGTTGCGTAATGCTCCACTTAGTTTCTTGCCACGCTCGCTCATTATTTATTCTCCTTAGTCTTGCTGTAATTTATTCTTAACGCTTCCTTAACCGTTTTAGCTGGACCAACCTGTCCCTTGTCGTTCATGTACATACCAGGGGATACACGAACTACTTCGCCTTTTGGCGGTTTCTGTGGCTTAGGTGGGGTAATGCCTACACCTGCTTGTTTAGCAAACTTTGATTTGCCCATCATGGCTTCAATGTTTGCCATTACTTCCGCTTCGTTTTTAGCGTTGCTTGCAGCGGCATTGACTAACATTCCTGTATATTGACCAGGAAAAAACTTAGCCTTTGGATCATCTGCTCCGTATATTCCCCGAATCATTGGGTCTATTTTTTCAGATGCAAACTTAGCTAGTGGATTAGAATAATCTACATCCCAAGCATTACGAGTAGTCTTTTCATCTGTGTTTTTGTATTTAGTCTTACCGTCTAGTCCAATGTTAAACTTAGAGCCATCGGCAAGAGTAACCATGTAGTCTTTATCTGCTACGCCTGACTCTTTTAAGTCACCACGAAAATCATCACGTAACGCCTGAGCATTAGACTTGCCTGAAGTCATCATAGCGCCAATCGAGCGCTTACCCATTAGTCTAAGTGCGATATTAGGAGCAGCTCCAAAAGCTATGTTAGCTCCTTGATTAATCCAATCAGCACGATTGCCACGACCACGCACAATATCTTTCATGCCTGATTCCCAAGCATTATTTATTGTTGCCGCCGCTATAGCTACTGGCAAAGCAACTGAACCAATAGAACCTAATGTAGAAGCTCCTCCAGTAGCCCCTAAAGCACCTTTGCCCCCTAGTAATGCAGGTTGCGCTATGGCTCCAGGAACAGCAGCAGCCCCACCTGCTCCAGCAGTGCTAGCCCCTACTTTTGCTCCGGCGGCACCCGCACCACCTGAGCTAAATAACCCACCTATGTTTGGGAATCCTCTCATAGCTTCGTTTGTTATTATGGATCCAGCTATAGCGCCTCCAGCCTGAGCCAATCCACCTTTTTGCTTGGCTGCGGCCTCTTCTTCAGCAATTTGCTGCGGTGTCTTGGGTTGACCAAAAACACCCGTAGTCTGATCGTAAGCTTCTCTATGGCCTAGCCCCTGGCTAGTCAACCAAGCGTAGTAAGCTCTAGGATTACTTCTAGCAAACGCCGGAGCGTTAGGATTCATCGCTTGTTCATTCATTATATCCAGCTCCCAAATGCAGCTATTCCACTTCTTGCAAACTGAGTAGGTCTACTAAACCCACCCGCATAAACCACTTTACCTGCTTTAGTGCGGCCATACTCTTCGTGCAGTTGCATATCAAACTGTGGCCTAACACCTTCAAGTCCATGTATCTGAGCAAAGCGCTCTAGTATGCCCTGCTCAAGTAACTTCTCTTGAAATATGCTTGTGTCTGTATCGGCTCTAAACTCGCTGTACGGGCCGTTGTAGTAGGTCCATGTCACACTACCATCAGACACACTTCCGCTTGTATGCGTCGGTGCTGTGGCTCCTGTAGTACCTCCAGCCGTAGTTGTGTAGTAATTGCCGTTGTATATGCAGTAAGAGTTGGCAGGAAAAGCGGTAGAAGTTACCCATGTTCTAGGCACTACGGACCTATCAGCTATATACTCAAATATAAGTACTTGCCCTGCTGTGTTTGCTCCAGGTGTAGGACTAATAAACAATTCGTTATTACCTAACCCTCTAATCTGAAAGCGTTGGTAAATTGTAGGCATTAGTCCATAGCCCTGAAGCTGTGCATAATCCTGCTCAGAAATAGGGCCAAGGACACGCCATCTAGTGCTTTGATTCCAGAATGTCTCGTACTGGTAACTAGAAAAAGCCGCCGGTAGAGGGTAGGTTGACTGCCCATCTACCAGCGTTATTGAGCCAGCGGCGTAGCACTTTGGCCAAGGATACGCCTCAAAAATATCACGATTAATACGTTGAGCTATCGCTAAAAGCTGCTTAGTTGTCGTCTCTGTAGAGGTAAAGATATTAGACTCTACGGTGTAGCCAGCTTCGTTAGCGACATTCTGTATAACCGTAGCTATGCTCATACTCTTTTTGGTCTACCCCTTAGCCTTGGCGTTGCTGTTGGCTCATCATCTAACGGGTCAGATGTACGCTCATCACGCAAGTCTGTTCCCTCGCTAGCCTCAATACGCTGCATAAGAAGCTCTAACTTCTCTTCTAACTTTGCGTACTTTGTCTGATACTGCTCTAGCTGGACTTTAAGTTTAGCTACATCATTCTGGTCAGAATTAGCAGCGGCCAACCACTCCTTAGCCAGTTTAACAAACTTGGATAGTGTTCCTAGCTTGCGCTTAGCATCCTCTGTAGCGTTAGCCACCTGCTCTACTGTTTTAAAGCCAAGATACTGAAACTCGCGCATGGCGGTCCCTGGTATCATAGGCCACTCAGCAAGCGGTGTCCCTTCAGTTACAGGCTCAGAACCAGCCATAAAAGCCTGGTACTTTTCTGGGTATTCGTGAATATCCTGTGGCTCAATACGTCTAACCGTTGTATCTCCACCTGGAACCTGGATGCTAATAGAAGGAATCTCGTCAAATATAGGACGACCTTCTTTTAGCGACTTCTCTTCATTCTCGTTGTAAGCATAGAAAAACTGCACGTTCATTCCAGCATAGCGCTTTTTCTGCTGCTGCTGCCCTGACATTATGCTTCCCCAATCTACTTGTGCCATTGTCTAATCTCCATAAATAGGCGTCAGTGCCTACTTATTTATAGCACTACCCTTCAATAACGACCAACGTATTGATAGGGCTACCGCTTGTTTGATAGGCCGTTATAGCTCCAGCCGGTACAAACCCTGCCTCAAACCGTAATATGTTAAGCCCTGCTGTGCTTTTTAGAACAAAGCATTTATTTGTAGAGGTTGGAGTTATTCCTGTTAAGGTCTGACCCTCCAGTCCAATAGCTATGTCAGCAGCGGAATTGTTTTGAATAAGTAGAAACTTACGAAAGCCATCAGCGGTGGCAATCGTTGTGCTAGTAGCCGTAGCGATTGTTGGGGTAGAGGTTACTGTATTACCGGCTAAACATGTCATAAATCACCTAATAAAGCGGGGGGATTGCTCCCCCCTAATAATTATGTAGCTTTAGTAAACTTTAGGTAAAAGAAAGACGTTCCATTTGATACCACTACAAAGCAGTTAGTATCAGCGTCGTTATCTTTAACAATACCTACAAAACCTGTTCCTAC